AAGTTAGTTAACTGTGATCCGTCTACTGCTGGTAAACGTGCAGAGCCGTCGAGTTGTACAAGTTGGTTAGCACTAGTCCCAATCTGGGAGTCATCTACCTTTGCATCCAATTGTGTTTGGATATTAGAGGTGACACCGTCAGTGTGATTCAACTCTGTGACTGTAGAGGTGATACCATCTAAAGTATTCAACTCTGTGACTGTAGAGGTGATACCATCTAAAGTATTCAACTCTGCCGCTGTCGCAGTGAGGTCACTAATTTGAGATACTGTAACGCTCGTGGCGACTGGTGCAACATCCTGCCAAGCAGAGCCTGTGTACACTTTCATCTTGTTATTAGTAGTGTTGAAGTAGATTGCACCTGTTATAAGTGCGTCACCATCGTTGTCAAGAGTAGGGTCAGATGCCTTGGCACCTAAGAAACGATCATCAAAGTTGTCGTAAGATGTTGCCGCATTGGTAGCGGAAGATGCCGCCGCAGTGGCTGAGTTACCGGCGTTAGTCTCAGATGTTGCGGCATTTGAGGCAGATGTAGCCGCATTAGCCGCTGAAGTAGCCGCCGCTGTAGCAGAACCTAAGATACCATCAACATAAGTCTTAGTCGTAAGATCGGCGTTATTTGTAGGTGTATAAGTCGTAGTGATCTTATTTGCACCCATGTCGATAGCACCGGTCATGGTGCCTCCCGACAAAGATAACTGTGACGCATCATTAGTATCTACATACGCTTTTGTGGCCGCATCTTGATTAGCAGTTGGATCGCCCATGCCTGTAATTTTGCTAGTACCCATAGCAATAGCACCAGACATAGTACCACCAGCAAGTGGTAACTTAGTAGCGATAGAGTTAGTGATAGTTGTTGAGAAGTTAGCATCATCGCCAATAGCCGCCGCCAACTCATTGAGAGTATTCAAAGCACCCGG